TCAATTATCGCGCATTTCCGCCGATTTGTCAATAACTAAATTATAACAGGCCCGAACGCCACCCAAACGCCCGGGCCTGCACATTAAGATGATGGCGACGCCAGAGGAGAGCCCCCAGCGGCCCCCGCGTCGGGCGCGTCGCCATCGCCGCTGGCTAAAAGTGAGACCGGATGCACGCCTAGCGCGTCGGCGATTCGGTCTAGTTTCGTCGTCACGAAATCACCGGACGCCAAACGGATAATCGTCGGACGACTCACATTCGCAGCATCGGCTAACTCCTGCTGGCTGCGGATGTTGGCGGCCTGCATAGCCGCTTTTAGTTTCGTTTTGTCAACTCTCAATTTATCCATGTATCCAGTATAACAGATGCAACGGAAATTGTCAATAGTTTTTTTGCGTGCATATATAATAAGGTAGTCGATATGCGAGCACCCCATAACTATGCACGGAATTTTAGATGAAATTCCGAAATTTGTCATTTTTCTTGTAAAAAACGCTTGACAAGTGGGGTGAAATGTGTTATAATATAACCAGATAAGAAAAACAACGCAGCACACTCAGCCACAGGAGGCTAAAAATGACTTTGAAACCATCAGACTTTCAACATTGCGCAGAGTACCGCTTTGATAATTATGACGAAGCGCGACGTGTGACGCAGAGCATCCGCCGACACTTCGAGCAGCATTACATCGGCGGATGGCTGGTGTCACAGGCTGGCAATCAGGTTCTTGTTTGCACGAACGAAGACAGCAATAAATTCTTCAGGATGGCATTCACGCGGATGGGGCGCATCCCGGAGCACATCACCCTGTAATCCACCCCGGCCCGCCCGGAGCCAATCCGGGCGGGCATCACTCAGTTATAGGAGGCTAAAAATGAAAATCACAGTCAAAGATAAAAGCACAAATGAGGTAATAGGTACAGTAAACGCCGGACAGAGTTTAGCGTTTGATGATATAATGCACCTTATAGGTGCAGAATTCAAGAGCGGAATCGATGGGGAGGGGTGGTATATTGGGGATATTCTATATGATGAAGAATCAGTATTAATCAGGTAGTGAGGTCGAGTGGTACGGCTAATCATCACCTACACAACAGCCCGCCCCAGGCGTTAAACGGGGAGAGGAGAACATCATGTGTAATAATTGCAGAAACTACAACAAATTGACACGACCCCACTTTTCCAGCAATGTGTGGGATCCTAGCCGCGATGTTCTGCGGCAGGATGTCAAACTCGTGCCACTAGAAGAGTGGCATGAAGATGGGGATGAGTATCCACGCGCCGGAGGTGATTCCTGGGTTCCCTCCGTGCGTTTGGTGAAGCTCACCAACGGTGAGCTTGAAGCCGTTGCCATTCAGATGCACGAATGGCACGGAGGTTATCACAGCGGCAACTCTTATTATGATTACCAGCCCGTTTGTAATAACCGATAAACAATTCCCCGGCCCGCCCGGAGCCGGTTTCAAATCCGGGCAGTCAAATTAATCAATCGGTCAACCACTCAAAGCCACAGGAGGCATGAAAATGGATTTTCAAACCCGTGATGATGCTCATAAAAAAATGATGGAGTATGTTGATGCTGGAATTTTAGACACGGACGGAAAAGAATACTGGCCTGCGGGAATGTATTTTCTCAGTCATGGCGAATATGCAAGGCCGCTGTACAAGGTTCGCAAACGCCGCGGTCGCGATGAGTATTACATTCACGCCAGTTACTTTTTTTATCCTGGCACACTTTACGCACCCGAAAATGGCCCAGTGAATTTCGAGTTTTTCGCAAATATGGATTTACGAATTTCTGGCTTCTAACCACAACTCCGGCCCGCCCGGAGCCGTAATCCGGGCAGCTTGTCAATTCAGCAAACAAACACCTGCCCGCTCCAGGCGTTAAATGGGGAGATGAAAAAGATGAAAATTCCACAATTTATAAAAAAGGAAATGGAAAAAGAAGGTAAACCCCGCCCGGAATGGCGGGGTGCAGCAACCGTGACCGTTGCGGTTGGGGATGATTTTATTCTTATGACGACAAGAGACAATGTAGATATTCTTGTCGTTGAGTTCGACCGTAGCGGCGCACCGCGGTGGGGAGGATATGCTACGGCCGATATGGTTGTCAACAGACAGTATCTTAAGGACATCCCCACTAATTTATATTATCTTAACAAGGGGTATGGTAGTGAAGTAAAAATAGTTCAGGCCGTGAAAGAAAAGTGGGTTGGGAGAGGATATTCCGGGGGACACAACACTGCCTCCCGTGCTGGGTGGGGACGATCTCACGTGCCGTTTGTGGATAAGGAACCAACTGAGAGCGGGGACCTCATCGCCGTGCGTGATGAGACCCGTGAGGGCTACTTCACAGGATATTTCCCGGAGGCAACGATTTTCAGAGTACAGTAGGCGGCATTAAGCTATAAGGTATCGAAATGACACATATCAAAATTGGACATCTTTTTTATACGGTAAATGAAATAATTGAGGCGGCACATCCTGATGAGACAATTGTGTCACGCATCAAACGCGGAGACATAGATGGGGCGCAGGTGCTGGCGACAGCGCAGATGAAAGAAGGTCGTGATGCGTGGTTTGCTGGCAGAGAGGTTTACGATTTTGAGCCCATGGCTCGCCGCATCGGATACGAATACGCATCGACTAGTCATCCACCAACCACCCATCCCGAGCCCGGCGGGCAATCCGGGCAGGAGAAATTATGATAGAAAAATTGAAGCAGTACGAGGAACTTGTTACAAACCGTGATCTATTGTCCAGCCGAAAAGCAGAGCTCATTGCCGCTGTCATCCCAGCCGAAGTTAAGGCTGAAATCGACGCCATCGAGGCAGAGCTCGACCCAGAAATCGAAGAGATGGATGAGAAAATCGCTGCCCTGGCGAAAGAGCTTAAAAACTACGTTGCCAGTACTGGCGAGAAACTGGTTGGCGACCGATATCAGGTTATCTTCACCAAGCCACGCAAGAGTTGGGACAACAAGGCGCTTGAAGGTTACGCGGTCGCCCATCCTGAGATTTTGGCTTTTCAGAAGGTTGGCAAGCCCGGCGCCTCAATCCGTGCGCGAGGACGATCATGAAAATGACGCCAGCACAACGCGCCCGGCTCGTTGCGGCCATTCGTGAAGCGGAGGCCCGCGGACGACTTCAGCGAATCAGGCGCAGACGCAGAGCCCCCGCTATCAAAGAAGTCAAGGAAGCTGAAACCATCCTAGATCAATTCGTCCGGGATGGAAGCAATCGTCAATTTATCGTTGCCGCCATTAATGCGGCACTGGAGGAAAAACATGAATGAAATTATCCAAACGCAACCATCAGCGGTAATGCCAGTAATCGATATTGCTCAGGCAAACGCGCGCCGAACGGCAATGGTGCAGTTTGTAAAGAGTATCATGGTCGACGGCATAGATTATGGTGTTATTCCTGGAACCGGTGACAAACCGACTCTGCTCAAACCAGGAGCGGAAAAGCTGACAACATTTTTCGGTCTATCAAAACGGTTCAAGATTGTGGAGTGCGTCGAGGACTGGACAGGTGAAAGTCACAACGGCGAACCGTTTTTCTATTACCTTTACCGCTGCCAACTTTCACGTGGTGACGTGTTAATTGCAGAGGGCGACGGAAGTTGTAATAGCTGGGAAAGCAAATATCGTTATCGATGGGTCAAAGAGGACGAGGTGCCTGATAACCTGGATAAAAATAAGCTTCCAAAACGCATTGGCGCAATCAGTGAATTTGAGTTTGCTATCGAGAAGGCGGAAACTGGGGGTAAATACGGCAAGCCTGCTGAATACTGGCAACGGTTCAAGGACGCGATGGAATCCGGCAAATATCGCCGATTTGAAAAAATGACGAAAAGCGGCAAATCATACCCTGCTATCGAAATCGGCGACACGTTTTATCGCGTGCCGAACACAGATATTGCGAGTCAGGTCAACACGATTCAAAAAATGGCGCAAAAACGTGCGCTCGTAGCGGCAACCCTGCTGGCTGTTAATGCGTCAGAATTTTTCACTCAGGACCTTGAAGACATCATCGATACGCCGTTTGTTCCTGCAACCCAAAACGCCACGAAGTCCACATTTGTCGATGCAAAACCAGTACGCCATGCTAATACATCAGTCGCAACCGAAGACCCCGACCTCGCAGCCATCCGCGAGGCCAGCGCTGAGAATATGGCAGATGCGCTGACCGATTTCATCATTTGGTTTCGCGAGCGGGCCAAAGAGGAAAGGGCGACCGTCGTCAGCCAGGGGTGGCAGAAGTCCATCCGTGGTAAACTCAGTGAGTTGGCTAACGGTGACCGCGAGCAGATTATCCGATTTCTGTCCAGAATCACCGGGCGTGAAATCAAATCCAGCAACGATTTAAATGCTGGAGAGTGGGCCGCGCTGAAGGCGTGGCTAGACATTATCAATGTCACCGGAGAGGACGGAAAAAAGATGTGGATTATCGGAAATAAAGACGCAAAATTCACCTTCGCGTCGCATTCCAAATAACCACCACCAACCGCCAGCCCCCGGCGGGATAAAAGTAGGGGGCGGAGGGATTATGTATTGGCAGGTCGAAGCAGTAAATGGTGATGTAATGACGATCGAAGCGGATTCTCGAGAATCCGCGATATATCAGTATTGCGCCGCAACCGGCGCGCAGCCAGAAGAAATTATTTATTGCATCAGAGTCAATGATGCGTATTGATGCGAGAGTAAAAATGCTAATAAATGATCACTTCCAGAATTACAAACGCTATCAAATACCGAAAGCCCAACTTGTGATAGCAGATATACCATATAACATTGGCGTCAATGCATATGGTTCGAATCCGTCATGGTATATCGGCGGGAATCGCGAAAACGGCGAAAGCGAACGCGCCGGAAAGTCATTTTTTGATACCGACAAAAATTTCAATCCTGCTGAATTCATGCACTTTTGCAGTAAAATGATGCGCAAGGAGCCTAAACAGCGTGGCGCTGCGCCTGCGATGATTATATTTTGCAGTTTTGAGCAGCAATGGCCATTAATTGAGCTTGCGCGACAATACGGCATTATGAATTATATTAATCTTGTTTTTCGCAAAAATTTTAGCGCACAGGTGCTTAAAGCAAACATGAGAATTGTTGGTAACGCTGAATATGGCTTGCTGTTGTATCGCAATAAACTACCAAAATTCAACAACAACGGTAAGATGGTTTTTAACATTATGGATTGGGAAAGAGACCCAAAAGATATTTTGCACAGAAAAATACATCCAACACAAAAACCGATAAAGCTATTAGAGAAATTAATCTCGCTCTTTACAGACCCGGGCGACGTTGTAATCGATCCAGTCGCCGGAAGTGGATCAACTTTAATTGCTGCTGAAAATCTAGGACGTAAAGCATTTGGATTTGAAATAAAAAAAGAATTTTTTAATGCAGCATCAGAATGGATAGAAACAAATGCTGCGATTAGAGACGAAATTGCAGCAAACGGATACTCAAAAACATTAATGCGTCTCCAAAACCCAGATCAAGGCACACTATTTTGACTGACAGCAAACGTACACATAGTGTACACGGCATTTACACAATTATGCGACAGCCAACACGACAAACCGCCGAAACGCTTCTTAGGTGCAAAACAGGCAGCTTCGCCAAATTGCGCCAGGAGCTTGGCGTCACCGTTTCCGCTGGCGTCCTGAGTCGCATTGCCCGCGGTGTAGGCCCGGTGTCGTTGGCAGCGGAGAACGAGGTGCGCCGGGCGCTTGGCCTGCAGCCAATCATCCCGCCGATGGCTCCTGCTCCGGTCTGTCCGCATTGCGGCATCGTCCATGCCGTTGGTGATTGCGGCGGCGTAGGTGGTGATGCTGTCATTTTGCCGCCAGATGCGCGCATCGTAATGCGCAACGGCAAACGTAAGGCGCGCAAGCGCGACGACTGGCGGCCCCGAATCCCCCGGCGGCTTCGGGGTGAATTGGAGCCGATTATTCGCAAGGTCATTGAGGAGGCCAGAAATGAAAAAACTACGTAACCGCACCTACTCATGGAGCACGCTGAATTGGATTGCAGATAATGATGACAGCCAGGAGGATGGCAGAGATGAGTAATTATTTTCTGCATTTCCCGGATGGAGACAGTATGAAAATTGACACACTGTTTCACGATGGCGTTATTTCTGTTGGGGACATTGCATGGCGTTTTCAGGATACCGACAATGAATAAGTGGAATAGACATATAACGCAAAAAGAATATGAAGAAGTTTATAAGGCAGGTTATATTATAGATATAATATGGATAGGCCCCGATGAGGGGTGGGAATATAATTTGCGAAGAATGGGAGGCATTCACCCACTGTCTTACCATAAATCAGAACGTGCCGCTTATAATTCTTTCAAGAAAATCCAAAAGGAGGAAAAATGAAACGCGTACTGATAGCTTGCGAAGAAAGCGGTGCCGTGACCGCAGCCATGCGTAGTAATGGCATCAACGCCTGGTCGTGCGACATTTTACCAACGTCTGGGCCATTGCCGCGGTACCACATTCAAACTGATGTTCTCTTGATAATAAACGATGGGTGGGACGCTATGATTGCATTCCCGCCATGCACGCATCTGTCAGCATCTGGAGCCCGTTGGTGGGCGCAAAAACAGGCTGATGGACGCCAAAAGGCTGCAATTGATTTCTTTATGGCGTTGGCAAATGCGCCAATAGAGCGCATTGCAATAGAGAATCCGGTCGGTATCATGTCATCGGTCTGGCGAAAACCTGATCAGTATATTCAGCCATGGCAATTTGGGCATGGCGAAATGAAAAAAACCGGATTGTGGCTCAAAAATTTGCCATTGTTGAAACCGACAAACATAGTATCTGGCAGAGAACAAAAAATATGGAGGATGCCGCCAACGAAAATGAGATCAGTTTTGCGTAGCAAAACGTATCCTGGTATTGCCGCAGCGATGGCAGAGCAGTGGGGAGCACTTTTGAGATGACCCGCCGCGAATGCTCTCCCCTGCGCATCTGGCTCTATGCGCTAACCGTGCGCCCGGAAGATATGTATCGCGGCCAACGGTGGCGACGGCTGGCGAATTGCATCCGGTTTCGTGATGACTTCCGCTGCCAGCGGCGCAACTGGTACGGTCGGCGCTGCAATCGTCCGGCCTACACCGTGCATCATCGCTGGCCGTTGGCCCGGGCCAGACGGTGGGGATGGCTGGGTTTCCGACTGGCGAATTTGCCGCCAATGCTAATCACCGTTTGTGAGGTGTGCCATGAGCGCATTCACGAACGAGACATAAATCACAATGGCGTCGTAGGTTGACGCCAACCATGGCCCGAGAGGGCGAGGAGGAATATCATGAAATATCAAACGCATTCACCAGCACGAGCCATCGGCACAGCATATATTGATTTAGTCGGTGTGCGTGTTCGTGAGGGGGAATTTATTCACATTCGTTTACCGTCTGGCGGGGCCATCCAGGTTGATGTACCGGTAGACGAACCACCTGTTGTCTCGTTGCCCGCCAATACCATCGTGCGTCATTGGGACAGTAGTGCAGATGATGAAATCATCACCTGCAACAAACGTGACCTGATTGAATTGCTGCAAACGACTATCGCCCGCGGCGACCTGTTTGGGTCATTTGAATCAGACGACGAATACCGCGAATGGCTAATCATGTTGGGTGGCGAGGAGCGCGAATAATGAAATCAACGACAGGTAGCTTGATTGACAAAATTGCATATTGGATTGATGAACAGACGTATCAATCTCAATATGATGCCGCGTATGCTATCGAAAACTTGTTCCCGGTTACATGTATTCCGCTTA